ACCAGCTTCGCCTTGTTGGGCTGGCCGCTCGACAGCCGCACGCCGTCGGGGGCGTCGTACAGCGGTTGCCAGGCGATGCCGTGGCGTGCGAGCAGCGGGATCGCCTCGTCGAGGATGTCGGCGTCGGCGACGCAGATCCGGCTGTAGGCGTCGAGCACGCCGAAGTTGTGGCCGCGGAAGGCGAGCACCTGCTCGCGCGTCGTCAGCGCGTTCTTCTTGAGGTTCCACTCGCGGTGCTCGGGACCCTTCTTGCCTTTCGGGATGGGCGTCACGGCCCAGCCGTGCTCGACGGCCTGGATGGCGACGAGCGTGGTGTCGAGCAGGTCGTCAGTCATGCGCTGCGCCTCCACGTGCCGGCCCCCTCTATTGCCCGGAAGATTTCGTAGGCGACTTGCGGGACGATGGCGTTGCCGAGCGCTCTAAGTCGGTCCATCCGACGGGATACCCCATTCGTATCTCCCACGCTTCCGGCTCCACCGTAACGCCGCGACAGCCGGGCCACTTCTGCATCGACGGGCACGCCTGGTTCGCTGTCGCTGTCGGAGTGGCTAAGAATCCAGAGGCGCGACCGCCGGTGATCGCATCCGACGGCACAAGCCGGAATTTCAAGCGTCGTTGTTTCGTAGCGGCAGGCTTCCAGGTCAGAAACCACTTGCTCGAGCGCCACGCCATCGAGGTGAGGCACGTTCTCAATGCAAACCCAAGCCGGGTCGAGTTCGAGAACAACGCGCAGCATTTCCGGCCAGAGGTAGCGGTCATCGTCAACGCCTCGGCGCTTCCCGGCAGAGGCGCTCGAGAAGGGTTGGCAAGGGAATCCCCCGGTGACGATGTCACCGTGCAGCCCGGCGGTGTCGAAGGTGCGGATGTCGTCATGGATTAGTACTCCGGGAAAGTTCTTGGCGAGCACGCGTTGGCAGTACGGCTCGATCTCTACGAACTGCACCGTTCGCCAACCCACCCACCGAGCGGCCAACGCAAAACCGCCGATGCCTGAAAACAGATCGACGTGCAGCACGCCGGCTACTCACGCACCGGGTGGTAGGGACAGCGCCGGCAGGCGTCGCAGACCTGGCCGCGGTAGAGCGGCGGCACGTCACCAGCGGTGACGCGCGCGAGTGCGTCGGAGGCGGCCTCGAGCTTGCCAGCCGCCTCGGCGCTCGCGCGTCGGTGGCCGTTGCTCAGGAGGTAGAGGTAGCCGCGCGAGGTGCCGGCAGCGGCGACGAGCTGGTCCTTCTCCGCTAGCGTCAACCGCTGCAGCCAGGCTTTGAACGATTCCATGAGGGTCTCCGGGCGGTGGGAAAGCCCGGAGCTTAGCGCCTGCTTCGCGCCTGCGCACTTCGCACTTGATAAGACGCAGCAAGACGCTGGGTATATCAGGCGATACAATCAGAGCATGGAGATTTTGCCGATTCACGAGGTGCGACGCGCCCGCCTGCGCCAGCTGCTCGACGCGCACGGCGGCCCGGCCGCGCTCGCCCGTCGGGTGGGTCTGTTCCAGGCCAGCTACCTCACCCAGCTGGCCGGGCCGACGCCGACCCGTAACATCTCCGAGCACACCGCCCGGCGGATCGAGCAGGCCTTGTTGCTGCCCGACGGCTGGATGGACCAGCCCGCGGCGGACGGCGAGAGCCTGCCCGCCCAAGCCTCGCCGCCGACGTTCCGCCCGACCGACGGCCTGGACGAGGCCCGCCTGCGCGAAGCCCTGGCCGTCCTGCAGGCCGCCGGGGGCGCCGCGCTACCGCCCGAGCGCCAGGCCCAGCTCGCGCTCGCCCTGTACGAGATCGCCCGCAGCGGCTGTCCGCTGACCCCCGCGCTCGCCGCCCGCCTGATCAACCTCGTCCGCTGAGAACCTGACGCAGATCAACGAACGCGCTTAGCAGCGCTGCGATAGCGCTTGCGCTGTGCGCTTAGCATTTGCTAAGGTTCGTTCCGACAGCAAGACGCAACCCGCAACCCCGAGGAGCCAGACCATGTACGCACCCGCCCGCAACGCCGACGGTTCCCCCTACTGCCTCGAGTCGGTCGAAGAGATCGTCAACGGCCGCTGCGATCAGCACCCCTGGCCTCGCCTCGACGACGTGCTCGGCAGCGACTGGATCGGCGACCACTACTACGCCGACGCCAAGGACTACCGCGCCGCCGCCCTGCGCGCCGCGCGCCGCCTCTACGACTACAGCGACGACATGCCCGAGCACGCGATCGGCGCCCGCTGAACCCCCAACTCACCGAGGAGCAAGACCATGAACGCCAGCCTCAACGCCGCCTTCCGCCGACTCGACGCGCTGCAAAGCCTGCTCGGCAAGTATCGGCACCGCTGGGGTGCCAACCCGTCGGCCCGTCTGCAGTCTTGGGCCGTCGAGTACGACGCGCTCGTCGATCAGATCAAAAGCGCCGGCTGGCTCCGCTGGGCCGGGTACTGCGAATCGCGGCACTTGCCCGTCGATGTCAACGCGGGCGATCACCTCGCCTGATCCACCAACCCCGAGGAGCAAGCCATGAACGCCAGCATTCAGAACCGCGACGAGTACTTCATCCGCGTCGAAGACGTGGCCGAAGAAGGGATTGTCCGCGTCAGCGTCGAGCGGCCGTTCGGCCACGACCCGCGCATGGGCGCGATCTCGTGGGAAGACCACTTCGAATACGACCGGCACGACCGGGCATCGCGTTACTACGCGCAGCGCGAAGCGCGCGAGCTGGCCGCCAAGTGGGCCGCGACGCTCAGTTGGAACCCGCAGTACGGCGCCTACCCCGCGAAGTACGACTCGAACTTCTGACCCCACAGGCCAGGGACGGCCCCCAACCCCGAGGAGCACTCCGATGAGAAGCATCGCCAGTCTTTGCCAGATCAACGCCCGCCGCTCCGTCGAGGAGCTGCACGACCAGATGCAGGCGATCGTCGCCGCCGAGCACGAGCTGCGCGCTGCCCGTCACCAGATCGTCCGTCTGATGGGCCAGAAGGTGCAGGACCACGCGCTCGCGCAGCGCTGGCCGGTCAACGTCGAGCGCGACGCGCTCCTGGCCGACTACTGAGGAGAGCCGAGATGAAAAATCTCCGTTCCGAAGCGCCCGCCCTCTACGCGATGCCCCCGCCGGTGCAGCCAGACGACGTTGTCATTCAACGCGCGCTCGCCATCCTCGAGGCGCGCATCAACAAGAACCCGGCGCTAAGCTCGCCGCGCGACACGATCGACTACCTGCGCCTGCAGCTGGTGCCCGAGCAGCGCGAGGTGTTCGGCGTCCTGTATTTGGATAACCGCTACCGCGCGATCGGCTTCGAGCCGCTCTTCTACGGCACGATCGACGGCGCGTCCGTTCACCCGCGCGAGGTCGTGAAGGCCGCGCTGCTGCGCAACGCCGCGGCGGTGATCCTCGCCCACAACCACCCCAGCGGCAGCCCCGAGCCCTCGCGGGCTGACCAGAACATCACGAAGCGCCTGCAGGATGCGCTCGCACTGGTCGATGTCCGGGTGCTCGACCACGTCGTGGTTGGCGCCGAGGGCGCGGTGAGCTTCGCCGAGAGGGGGCTGCTGTGAGAGTCGATCCCAAAGTCATCCGCGCCGCCGGTGTCGACCCGAAGGCCTGGGCACGTTACCTGCGCAATCCCTACGGCAGCTTCCGCGGTATCGCCAAACGGGTCGCAGCACAGCACGTGCAGGACGGCCCCTTCGCCGGCTACTCGCTGAACCTGCGCGACCCCCACACCGGCACCGCGGTGATCCGGGTGGGCGACGAGGTTGGGCGCTACGTCTGGGTCGACCAAGGCTACCACTACGGCGAGCCCTACGGGCACTTGGTCTGGGAGCCGCACTGATCACGGGCGCGCAGCGGGCAGGTCGCGCCTCGAGTAACGGCCCGCCGCGGGGGCCGGGAGCACCTCCTCGGTGGTTCCCTCCGCCCCGGTGACCCCGCCGGCTGGCCCACGTCACGGGCTACCCAACAACCGACAACGAGGACGAGGCAATGACGACCAAGACCGAACTGCTGGAGAAGCTGGCGAGCCAGTGGGGCATGAGCGTCGACGAAATGCTCGAGCAGTCCATCTACGACAGTTGTGCCCCCGGCATCTGCACGCAGTGCGAGGACTACAGCACCGAGGTGGAGCCTGACTGCCGCCACGGTCACTGCGAGATGTGCGGCACGCAGACCGTCCAGTCGGCGCTCGTGCTGGCAGGGCTGATCTGATGAACATCCTCGTCGACGACCCGACCGACACCGTGGCCTGCCCTGCGTGCGCCCGCGACAGCCTCTGGAAGGCGGCGCTGCTGGGCTACCTCGGCGACGCGCTGCACTACCGCTGCCGGTACTGCGGCTGGGTCTGGTCGGAGGCGCTCGACGAGGTCGTCGAGATCAAGAAACGCAACGGCAACAGCAGGAGCTGACCGTGACCCAGACTCAGATGGACATCGCGTTTTGGCTGGTGATCTGCGCCGCCGTGTTCAGCGACGCGATCGTCGAGATGCTCGCTGCCCTGATCGAGGTGCTGCTGTGAACCAACGTCGACAGTGGACCTTGGGCGGTCAGATGGAGGCCAGCACACGCAGCCCGTGCGGGCGCGAGGGCGCCGTAACCCAGTGCCCACAGTTCGCCCGCTGCCAGCGTCTCGCGCTCGCCTGCCCGACCTTCTACGGCTTCGTCGTCGGCGGCGATGTCCTGAAGTACCGCACCGTCGCCTACGAGCAGGCGCGCGAGCAGCGCCGCCGCAAGGCCGAGCGAGCTGGGCGCACGTTCAAGGAGAAGCACGAGTACAAGCCGACGGCGCCCCTGCGTGGCCCGCCGCGCGAGCCGACACGCGAAATCTACGAACTGTTGTTTGGCAAGTTCACCCCAACGGAGACTGACGATGATCGAACAGACGATGCAAGACCTGACCAGTGCGATCCGCGAGCTGACGAGTGTGCTCAGCGGAGCGAAGGTAGCCCTGCCGCAGCCCGCCACTACGGGCTCGTCAGCGCCTACCAGTTCGCCGCAGACCTCGCCCGAGATCAAGAAGCAGCCGACGCCGAGCGCGCCCGCGCAACCAAGCGCACCCGCCGCGGCGCCCCTCAACCGCGCGCAGCTGCAGGACCTCTTCCTGCGCGTGGGTAAGGAGAAGGGGCAAGACGTGATGGTCCAGGTCCTCACGGCCTGCAACGTGGCGAAGTTCGGCCAGCTCGGCGAGGACCAGTTCCCACGCTTCGCCCAGCTCTGCCAGCACCAGCTCGGAGTGCACTGATGGCTCACGCTCTGAACTCCCCCTCGGTCCTGTACCGGCGCCTGGCCTGCCCGGGCAGTGCCAACGCCGAGAAGAACCTGCCCGACACTCCGTCGAAGTACGCGGAGGAAGGCACCAAGGCGCACGAGATCGCCGCGGCGCTGCTGCTCGGTCAGACGGCCGAGATCGACGCCGAGCCGGCCGAGGACCTGTTGTCCAGCGTCCAGCAGTACGTCGACACCGTGCAGGCCACCGTCGCCAGCCTCGGCGGCCAGCTGCTCGTCGAGCAGCAGGTCGACTACTCGAGCTTTGCCCCGCCCGACATGGAGGCCCACGGCACGCTCGACGCCGCGGTGCTGTCGCACGACGTGCTCGTCATCAACGACTACAAGCACGGCCGCGGTGTACCGGTGTTCGCCACCGACAACGCGCAGCTGCGCGCCTACGCGCTCGGTGTCCACAGCCTCTACGGGCTCGTCTACGACTACGAGCGCGTGCGCCTCGAGATTCACCAGCCGCGCATTGGCAACCACAGCGTCGAGGAGCTGAGCGTCGAGGAGCTAGTGCGTTGGGGTCGTGAGGTGCTGCGTCCTGGCCTCGAGGCGACGCTCGACCCGGACGCGGTGCGCGTGGCGGGTGACCACTGCACATTCTGCAAGGCGCGAGGCACCTGCCCCCGGCTCGCCGCGTTCGTCGAGGAGACGGTGACGGCGCAGTTCGAGGACCTGTCGGTGGCGCCCGTGCCGGTCAGCAACCTCTGGGACATCGGCATCGCGCTGTCCCGGCTCGACGTCATCGAGACGTGGATCAAGGCCGTGCGCGAGACCGCCCTGCAGCAGCTCGCGGCCGGCGTCGACATCCCCGGCTGGAAGCGCGTCGCCGGCCGCCGCGGTGCCCGGCAGTGGACCGAGGAGAAGACCGCCGAGGATGCGCTCAAGGCGATGCGCCTGAAGATCGATGAGATGTACGACTTCAAGGTGAAGAGCCCCACGCAGATCGAGAAGCTGCTGAAGGACGCCTCGCCGCGCCGCTGGGCGAAGCTGCAGCCCCTCATCGTCCAGAAGGACGGCTCGCCGACGCTCGCGCCGGCCGCCGACAAGCGGCCCGCCCTGCCGGCGACGGCGGAGCAGTTCGAAGACCTTTCCAACACCAACGACTCGGCCCAGGCCGAAGGAGCTATGCCATGGCAACGCTGAAACTCAACAACGTCCGACTGGCCTTCCCGCACGTGTTCGCGCCGAAGGCGACCGACGACGGCGAGCCGAAGTACTCGGTCACGCTGCTGCTGCCGCCCGATCACCCGCAGCTGCCCGAGGTGGCCGCGGCGATCAAGGCCGTCGCCGTCGACAAGTGGGGTGCGAAGGCGCAGCTGCAGCTCACGCAGCTGAAGGCCGCCGGCAAGCTGCCGGTGCACGACGGCGCCGAGAAGTCGCAGTACACCGGCTTCGAGGGCAACGTCTACATCAACTGCTCGAGCAAGCTGCCGCCCTTGGTGCTCGGCACCGACCGTCGGCCGGTGGACCAGGCGTCCGGGCTGATCTACCCCGGCGTGTTCGCCAACGTCATCGTCGACATCTGGGCGCAGGACAACTCCTACGGCAAGCGCATCAACGCCGGCTTCACCGGGGTGCAGTTCGCCCGGCACGGCGAGGAACTGGCAGGCCCGCGGCGCGCGACGGTCGACGACTTCGACGACATCTCCGGCGAGGCCGAGGTGCCGGCGCCGGCCCCGCAGGGCATGGGCGGGTTCGCGGATTTGCTGTGATCACAACGACAAGCTGACAGGAGACTACTCATGCGCACGTACAACGTAGAGCTGACTGGCAAGACCCCGTTGCTGCTGCACCACGACAACATCGAGTGGGCGGACTTCATGGAGGACTGGAAGTCGAACCCCGACAACAAGAAGGACAGCAAGGCCGGCGACGATCGCTCCCCGGCGTGGCGCTGGCTCGGGGCCTGCTATCACGACCCCAATGTGCTGGGCGTGCCGGCCGCGAACATCATGCGCTCGATCATGGAGGGCGGCGCGATGGTGCCGGTGCCGGGCGGAAAGATGGGCAAGACCTACAAGGCGCAGACGCAGAGCGGAATGATGTGCGTCGAGACGTTGTGGCCGCTGTACGTCGACGGCGCGACGATCTCCTGGCCCGACGTGAACGCGCTCGGGGACGAGAAGAAGTTCCGGGTCCATCGCGAGAAGGTCCATGCGATGGGGTTCAACCTGCTGGTGAAGCGGGCGAAGGTCGGCAGCTCGAAGCACGTGCGTGTGCGCCCCGAGATTCCGATCGGCTGGGTCCTGCGCGGCCACGTCAACGTGTGGGACGACCAGATCACCGACGAGGCCTTGCAGCGCATCTTCAACTTTGCAGGTCAGTACAAGGGACTGGGCGACTGGCGCCCCGGTGGGCGCACTCCCGGCCCCTACGGGACGTTCACCGCTCGCGTCTTGCGAGTGGAATGACACAACGCCGTGGCGGGGCTAGGCGCGGCCGGGCGTGGCGAGGCAGGGCGTGGCCTGGCGGGGCGCGGCGCGGCCTGGCGGGGCGAGGGCTGCAATGCAGCGGGATGGGGCACTGGCTCTATCCCAGTGCAACGCAGGAGACCCACAACAGGAGACTGAACATGGCAGACGAGACCGAAAGAACCGACGAGATCGAGCAGCGGCTGTACCCCTGGCGGGAAGGCACGCCGACCGCACCGGACGTAGCGCTGTTGCAGAAGACCGACCCCAACCTCCAGGCCGGGGACCGCATCCCCTACGAGGACGTGGAGAAGCTGATCGACGTGCCGCACGGCTCGTCGCGTTGGAAGTCGGTCACCGACGCCTGGCGCCGTCATGAACTCGAGCAGGGGCGAGTCATCGACTGCGAGACCAACGCCGCGTTCATCGTGCTGGTCTTCGACCAGTGCGCGGCGAAGTCGTACCAGGTCCACCAACGCACGGGCAGGATGCACCGTAAACAGCGGCGCTCGTTGGCGACCTACCGGCCCTTCGAAGACGAGCAGCGGCGCCTGCAGATGCACTTGATGGCGCAGCACGCAGCTCGTGAGCGGGACGCGCGGAAAGACCGGAGCAACATCTTGCCGCCGACAGACGTACAGCCGATGCCGCGCATTACTCCGCCGGAGGCGTAGATGCTCTACCTCGACACCGAAACGTACTCCCCCGTCGACATCAACCGCGGGCTCGACGTGTACATGGGCGACCCGCACTTCGAGGTCATGCTCGTGGCCTGGGCCGTCGACGACAGCCCCGTGCACGTGTGGGACGCGACCGCAGGCCCGATGCCGCGCGAGCTGCGCGATCAGTTGTGGACGTCGACGGTGAAGGTCGTCATGCACAACAGCCGGTTCGACCGGCTGGCGTTGTGCTACGACGACCGGATCGGCGTCGACATCACGACCGACCGGGTGCTCGACACGATGGTTCTCGCCGCCCTGCACGGCCTGCCGCTGCGCCTGGGGCAGCTGGGCGAGGCGCTCGGTTACGACGAGGACAGGGCGAAGCTCAAGGACGGCCGGCGGCTCATCAACCTGTTCTGCAAGCCCCGGCCGGCAGGGCGCAAGCTCGCCCGCGCGACGCGCGAGACGCACCCGGACGAGTGGCGGCGCTTCATCGACTACGCCCGGCGCGATGTCGAGGTCACGCGCGACGCGCTGGCCGACATCCCACGGTGGAACAACTGCGCTCGCGAATACCAAATTTGGGAGCTGGACCAGACCATCAACGAGCGCGGCATTGCCGTCGACCTCGAGCTGGCCGCCGCCGCGGTGCGAGCGATCGGGCGCGAGCAGAAGGAGCTGCAGGAGACGGTCCTGGAGGTCACCCGCGGCGCCGTCAGCTCGGCGACACAGCGTGACAAGGTGCTGACCTACCTGCGCGAGGCCGGCGTCGAGATCGCCGACCTGAAGGCCACGACGATCGACGAGATGTTGAAGTCGGGCAAGGTAGTGGGCGACCTGCGTCGTCTGCTCGAGGCCCGCGCCGCGGCCGGCTCGACGAGCGCGGCGAAGTACCAGGTCGTGCTCGACGCGCAGCGCGACGGGCGCCTGCGCCACTTGCTGCAGTACGGCGGCGCTATGCGCACCTTGCGTTGGGCCGGGCGGCTGGTGCAGCCGCAGAACTTCCCGCGGCCCAGCATGAAGCCGGCCGCCGTCGACCAGGGCATCGACGCCCTGCTCATCGACGCCGCGCACCTCATCTACAACAACGTCACCGACCTGGTGACCTCCGCGGTGCGCGGACTGTTCGTCGCGGCGAAGGACAAGAAGCTTGTCGTCGCCGACTACAGCGCGATCGAGGGGCGCGTGCTGGCGTGGCTGGCCGGCGAGCAGTGGAAGCTCGACGCCTACGCTGCCGGTCGCGACATCTACGTCGAGAGCTATGCGCAGACCTTCGCCACGGCCCCGGAGGCCGTCACCAAGGCGCAGCGCCAGGTGGGCAAGGTGATGGAGCTGGCGCTCGGCTACCAGGGCGCTGTGGGCGCGTGGGCCACCATGAGTCGCGGCTACGGGCTGAGTGAGCTAGTCGATCGGACCACAGCCGAGCAGGCCTGGGCCGTGCGCTCGGTCGATGACGAGCGCACCTTCGCCGACTACTTCGAGGCCGCCAACACCGCGGCGATCGTCGACGTGATCCGCCGCTGGCGCGAGGCCAACCCGGCGATCGTGCGGCTGTGGTCGCAGCTCGAGAGCGCGGTGCGCCGGGTGCTGCACGCCCAGGACGACAAGCCGATCACGGTCGGCAAGGTCCAGATCGACACCATCACCCACCACGGCTGGGTCTGGCTGCGCATCCGCCTGCCCTCGCGCCGCTACCTGAGCTATCCGAAGGCGGCGCTCGCGCTCGACCAGGAGCCGGGCAAGGAGGACATCACCTACTTCGGGCTCAACCAGCTGACCCGGCAGTGGGAGCGCCTCAAGTCCTACGGCGGCAAGTTCGCGGAGAACATCACCCAGGCCGTGGCGCGCGACCTGCTGGCCGAGGGGCTGATCAACGCCGAGGCCGCGCACTACCGGGTTGTCCTGCACGTGCACGACGAGATTCTGGCCGAGGTGCCCGACACCGACCGCTACACGGTCGAGGGGCTCATCGGCGAGATGACGAAGCTGCCCGCTTGGGCAGAGGGGCTGCCGCTCGCCGCGGCAGGGTTCGAGACCTACCGCTATCGCAAGGAGTGAGACGTGTTGACGCACATGTTGGACAGCCTGATCGCCACGACCGTCACGGTCGTCGGCACGTTGATCGTCGTCTACCCCATCGCCTACTTCGCGCGGCGATGGAAGGAGAAGTTGCATGGATAGGCAATTTCAAGTCGGCGGCTCGCACTACACCGAGATGGCCGTGCAGCCGTGGGACGCGATGGAATCGTGGCTAACGTGGGACCAGTGGGAAGGCTACCTACTGGGCACCGTCATCGCCTACCTCGCGCGGTACAACAGCAAGGCCGACGGCAAAGGCGGCCTGCAAGACCTGCGCAAGGCGCACCACGTACTGGGCAAGCTGCTCGACGAGTACGACCAGGGAACACCGTGATGCCGCAGCGACCGAAACTTGATCCCGAGACCGAGCTGCTCGGCTGGGGGCTGATCGTGATCTTCGCGCTCGGCGTCGTGCTCGTCT